TCTTGCACCAAAAAGCAAATTTTGGTCTGGGTTTCTGGGCGGATTTGCCAAGCCAGGAATAAATTTACCTAGTGGACTAGCACCTAATACATTTCCAGCAAGTCTTCTTGCGATAGGATTTTTAATTCTGCCTATTGCTGAATTGGCTTTGTTGCCTAAATAACCACTTGCTATATTTTTTAAAAAGTTCATGTATAACTCCTATAGTTCTATTTATCAGTTTAATTAAAGCACGTTTTAATTTTTCCTATAAAATTTCCAGTTTTCTCCAGATCTGTTAAATACTAATTGACAATACACAAAGACTGTGTATAATACTAACAATATAAATGAACGATAATTTTGAGGAGAGTTAATGGCACAGCCTAAAAAAGTAAACTATCTTAATAATAAAGATATTCTAAAAGAAATCCATAAAAGCAAAATGACTTACTGCTGGGTAGCAGATGACAAATATGATAAATTTGACATAATACTAGAGGACGTTAAAAAAATTAACAGAATCAGCATAAAAGCCGCAAAAGAAAATAAAGCCGCAAAAATGCAGTATGAGGCATATCAGTCCGCAATGGCACAACATGATCCTAAGGATTACAGAAACAAACCTAAACAAAAAGAATTTGCTGTAGATATAAAAGATATAGACAAAGAAGATTTAGTTTTTCGTGTAATGACTATGGACCATATTCCGTTGGAACCTGGTAGAAAGAAAAATCCACGTAATGAAGCAGAAACAAAAGCAAAAGTTAATTTTCCTCCTTTTAAGCATTATGCTTATGTTGGAGATGAGTTAAAAGAAGTTGCTAGAAGTCATTGGGAAGGTGGCCTAAGTAATGGACACTTTAATCCTGAACATGGAAAGATCACAAATAAACTTGGCACTATGTTTTTAAAACTAGTGGAAAGATATAGTCACAGAGGTAACTGGAGAGGATATACTTATGTTGATGAAATGCGAGGACAAGCATTACTACAATTAAGTTATATAGGATTGCAGTTTAATGAGCAAAAATCAGATAACCCATTTGCATATTATACTGCCGCAGTTAATAACAGTTTTACAAGAGTACTTAACTTGGAAAAAAGAAACCAAACAATTAGAGACGACATTTTAATTGAGCAAGGTCACTTACCTAGTTACGGCAGACAGATTCAACACGAAAATGAATTACGTGAGTTGAGAGAAGCCGCAATATTAAAAGAAAATTCAGACATTAACGACTAGTATATGAGCCAACTGTTTAAGACAGCGGCTTGTTTTACGGATATTCATTACGGATTAAAGCAGAACAGCCGTCTACATTTACAAGACTGCCACAGGTATATAGACTGGTTTATTGCAGAAGCAAAAGCCAGAAATGCAGAAACCTGTATATTCCTTGGTGACTGGAATCATCACAGAGCAAGTATTAGTGTTGCAACTATGAACGCCTCTATACAAGACTTTAAAAAACTAAACGATAACTTTGAAAAAGTGTATATGATTATGGGTAATCATGATCTTTACTATAAAGATAAAAGAGAACTTAACAGTATAGAATATACTAGAGACTTATCTAACTTTGTAATGATAGATGATCACTTCCTGCAAGATGATGTTGCTATTATTCCTTGGCTTGTAGGAGATGAATACAAACAAGTTGCTAAAATGAAATGCAAGTATATGTTTGGACATTTTGAATTGCCATACTTTAAAATGAATGCGATGGTAGAAATGCCTGACCATGGAGGCATAAGTGATAAAATGTTAAGTGGACCTGAGTATGTTTTTAGTGGTCACTTTCACAAACGTCAATACAAAAACAATATACACTATATAGGAAATGCTTTCCCACACAATTACGCAGACGTAGATGATAACGAAAGAGGTGCCATGTTCCTAACATGGGACGAAGAGCCTCTTTATGTCAATTGGACTGAGTGCCCAAAATATAAAGTTTTTACACTAAAACAATTATTAGACGATCATCAAAATTTACTGGACGAATATACTTATGCCAGAGTAAAACTGGATGTCAGTATCAGTTATGAAGAAGCAAATTTTGTAAGAGAAAAATTTGCAGAACAATATGGGGTCAGAGAATTACAACTTATACCTATAAAAGAGGAAGAAGAATTTGAAGGCGGTGAGATACAATTTGAAAGTGTAGATCAGATTGTACTTGCACAATTAGACACAATAGAAAGTAATACAGTAGACAAACAAGTATTAGTTGACATTTATAATAGTATTGAAATATAATGTTACAAATTAAAAACGTATCAGCAAAGAACTTTATGAGTGTTGGAAACAACACACAGGCAGTAAATTTTGATAATTGTCAACTTACTCTTGTGCTAGGTCATAATTTAGATATGGGAGGAGATGGTAGCAGAAATGGTACAGGTAAAACTACTATAATTAATGCTCTTAGTTATGCATTGTATGGGGAAGCTCTTACAAACATCAGAAAAGACAATCTTATAAACAAAACAAATGGCAAAGGCATGATGACCACTGTTGAATTTGAAATACAGGGTAAAAAGTATAGAATTGAACGTGGCAGACGACCTAATGTATTAAAGTTTCTTATAGACGGAGAAGATGCAATAAGTGAGGAGCAACAAGGAGACAGCAGAGAAACACAAAAAGAAATAGAAAAAGTTATAGGCTTTCCGCACAATATGTTTAAGCATTTAATTGCATTAAACACTTATACTGAGCCTTTCCTTGCCATGAAAAACAACGATCAAAAGGATATGATAGAGCAATTACTGGGTATAACAGAGTTGTCTCTTAAAGCAGAAGTACTAAAAGAAAGGCAAAAACACACTAGAGACAGTATAAAAGAAGAAGAAATCCGCATAAATGCTGTAGAAGAAAGCAATAAACGTATAGACAAAAACATACAGGAAATAGAAAGTCGCAGTAAGGCTTGGGAAATTAACAAAGATACTAAACTAACTGAACTAGGTACAGAAATAGTGGATATGGAAAAACTTGATATAGATGTTGAGTTGGAAAGCCATAAATTAAAAGCAGAATTAAAAGAACAACGAAGTACTAAACTAACACTAGATACTGAATTAAATAGGCTAGAAACTAGTTTAAACAGAAGTCAGGACAAACTGAATCAATTGGAAAGTGATTTGGAAAGTGCCTTGGCAGGTGTATGCCCAGCATGTGAACAACCTACTGCTCATTTAGATACACACGAAGCATATACGCAGGAAGTAAAAGACAAAATTATTGCAGAACAAGAATACAATAAAGAGTTAGCACAAAGGCACGAAGAAGTTTCAAATGCTCTGGCAGAGTTTGGAGATATAGAGCAGGAGCCTGTAACAACTTACAGTACATTGGAAGAAGCATTACAACATAAACACAATTTAGAAACTATGCATAGTCAATTATCTGACAAAGCAGAAGAAACAAATCCATATATTGAGCAAATAGAAGGTTTGCGTACAACAGGTATTCAGGAAATCAGTTTCGAACTAATGAATGAACTTACACATTTACAAGAGCATCAGGACTTTTTATATAAACTATTAACCAGCAAAGACAGTTTTATCAGAAAGAAAATTATTGATCAAAATATTGCATATATGAATCACAGACTAAGTCACTACTTGGAAAAACTTGGACTGCCACATGATGTTAAATTTAGTAATGACTTAGGAGTAGAGATTACTGAATATGGCAGAGACTTAGACTTTGATAATTTAAGTAGAGGTGAACGTAACAGACTGATACTTGGATTAAGTTGGGCATTCAGAGACATGTATGAAAGTTTAAACAGGCCAATGAATCTGATGTGCATTGATGAACTAGTAGACAGTGGTATGGACAGTATGGGTGTGGAAAATGCTCTTGCTGTACTGAAAAAAATGCATCGTGAACAAGGTAAAAATATAATGCTGATATCACATAAAGAAGAACTTATAGGCCGTGTGAACAATGTATTAACTGTTGTAAAAGAAGGCGGATTTACTAGTTACAACACTGATACAGAATATGTATAATATATATTAGGTCCTTCGGACCTTTTAAGTCTTCGTTAATTCGTTTCGTTTCACTCAACTCATTTACTCGACTTAAATTTACTCCGTTATCATGTATGGAGGAGTCATAATTCTCCTATACAGGAGAATATGTCATCATGTGATGTTGTCGCCATCTTAAACTCGGGTGCTATTAGGAACCAGTGAGCCTTTTGTCCCCATACACTACCGTCTCGAATCTCACGGAAATTATATAACCTAGTTAAGTTTAGTTATATAACCAGTAGGTTGCTTTTTCTCAGAGCCTACATACTTTTAATACTGTTTGTCGTGTTTGTATCTTTGCCGCTATACATCTCCAGATCTCGCACCGTGTTTAACGGATTGTCAAGGAGCCAGATTTTATTTGCCTCTGTTAGGGCTGGTGTATAGTCCTTGTGTTGCCTTAATGTGTGCCTTGTGTGCCTTGTGGGATAATCTCTTTTGCACACCTACTTATAAGGTCTTTAATGCCTCTTTAAGGATTTTTGAACCGCCTACTCTGACGTTTATAATTCCGTTGTAATAATCATCAGTTTCAAGTACTCGCCTTTCGAATTGCTCTCTGGCTTCTATGTAACTTGCAACACCTCTACTAGGACAATAGTATAAAATTTCTCTACGAAATTTATCTTCTCCTAGTTCTAAAACATCTGCATTTAAATGATCACTACTACCCCAATAAGTACGCCAGTCACTTTCTTTGTAACCACGTCTTTTATTCTTTTTACCTTTTAATGGAGGTTTAGTAGTTTTAAATTTTGCTAATTTTTTGCCAACATATTTTTTATCGTTGGTTAAATTTGTTATTAGATATACGAATGCTTCACAGTCTTCTGGAAGCTCTGTTATGAGTTTATCTTTATAATACCAACTCATTATAAATCTTCTGCACCTGTCTGGCCATTTTTCTTCTTGATGTAATTATTTAATACCTTTACAAATCTGTTTCTTTCTACATAACTCATAGCATAGGCTGTATTAATATCTATTTTACCTTCAGAGTAAACCACCATTTCAGCAATATTCTGATGGATAGCCTCTGAGTCTTTTTTGAGCTTCTCTAGGTACTGAATTATTTCTTCAGGTTCGGCTTTTCCTAGG